GTCGCTGGGCGGGGGTCAACAAGTGCGCCTCGATGCTGTGTTCGATTTTCTTCAAGTAAGGAGCCAGGCCGAGCTTGTGCCAGCCACGCACGATCTCGGAGATGCCTGACCCCCAGGTTGTCGTGTTGTGACTGTTAATGAGCACACTTGGCACGCCAAAGGCGCGGGCGATGTCTTCCACGCTGTACTGGCGCGTCTTGAGCAATTCAGCGTCTTCGCTGGTCAGGCTCATTTTCTCGAACTTCACATCGCCGGGCAGGACGGCGACGTGGTCGCCATCGTCAGCGTACACCGCTTTCAAGGACTTCCTGTAGGCATCGCGCTGCGGCTCGGTGAGCACCTGTTTCGTGCTCAACACGCCCGACAGCTTGCCGCCGCGAGCAAATACGCGCTGCTGGCGCTGCTCTGCGGCGCGGGCCAGGCGGATGCCGTTGGCAGCGTACTGCAGCGGAGATAGGCCCATGACCGACGAGCCGAACAAATTGAGATGCCAGATTTGGTCGGCCGGGTAGGTTTTGATCGTCCCGTTGGCGTCGCTGAGGTGATAAACGAGGCTGCCGGAACTCAACAGCTCGGGCTGAACCTGATCCGGTGCCAGCGGCAGCAGGCCGATCAGCCGCTCGCCGGAGCGTTGTTTGAGTGCATAGGCGTTGCCGCGCAGAGTTAGTGCCAACATGATCGCTTCAAGAAACTCAGGTCGCGTTTGGTATCGGTTGACCAGCCCGCCGTTCAGCAGCTGGGCGATGTCGGATTCGGTGTCCAGCTCGCCGTCCTTTGTGCGCACGCGGATGGGCAGGCTGCCGACGGTTTCACTTAACAGCCGCACGCACGACCACACCGCGGAAACCTGCATCGCGGCGTCGAAACCGACGGGGCCGTTGGTGATCGTCGCGGGCGAGGACTGCGGGCCGGTCTCAACGCGCTGGCCGCCGCCGCCGAATAATTTTGATATTAGTTTCAGCACGTTATACCACGATGGGGGCGGCCAGGTAGGCATCCAGATCGCCTTGGGGCGCCTTGTTGGTTTGCGCATTGATGTCGGTGGGGCCGAAACACATAGCCAGTGCGATTGCCGAATCGATGCGTTTGTTATAGCGGCCCTTTAGGAGTTTGCGATTGCCGGCCGGGTCGGCCTGCACCTTGGCACTCATCATCGCCATCGTTAAAACTGGGTTGCCGCCATGGGCGATGCGCCCGTTCAGCAATTCAGCTTCCAGATTATCGAGCGCGGGCGACATTGACTTGTATCCCTGGCCCATCGGTTCGAGCGGCAAGTCGATGTCCTGGCGTGCCAGCTCGTTCTGCAGCTGTTCCAGCCGCCACCGGTCGGCGAAGATTGCCGCAATGGTCAGGCCGGCCGTGATTTCGACCAGGTGGGCTGCGATGTGATCGAGGTCTACCGTCGAGCCAGGGGTGGCACGCAAATAGCCTTGGCGAACCCATGCGCTGTAGGGCGCGCCATCGTTGCGCTCGCGATCGAGCATGGTGTCGCGCGGCGTCCAGGCATGCGTATGCACGTTCCAAATGCCGTTGATCTTCTGCGCCAGGACCAGGGCCGTGAGGTCGGTGCGCTGGGACAGGTCAAGGCCACCCCACACGGGGATGTCGGGATCGAGTGGCGCAGGTGCGGCGCCGTTGTTCTTCCAAACCCCCGCGGGGATGAAGCTGGAAACCTGGTCGACGCGCTGGTTCAGGATCAGGTTTCTAAATGAGTTTTCGTTGGCCGGCATGCGCTTGGCGCGTTCCGCCTGCTGCCGGATGTCGGCGCGCGACCGGAAAACGTCGATCCCGGGATTCGCTTTCTCCCACTGCGCTTCATCCAGGATGTCGCAATTTTCATCGGCGGCGTAGACCGAGCACACCGTATGTGGGTCGTTGGCCGTCTGGGCGTTGTCGAGCCAGGTGCTGAACAGGTCATCATCCGACGGCGCCTGGGTGCTGATAGCGACCAGCAACGCGTCATCATGCGATCCTTGGCTTGTGGTGATTGCATCGACGAACTCGGACGTTGGCCCCTGCACCTGGCCGAGTTCATCCAGCACGGCCAAGCGTGCCGAGATTCCGAGTGCAGTCGAGCCTTCGGCGGCCAGGGCCTTGTAATGCGTATTTTGCGCCAGGCCGTGGATTTCCTTGGTCGCGGTTTTCACATGCGCCAGCGGTGCAACCTCCGGCGAAAGTTCGATCATGGCGGCCGCTGCCTTGAAGATCAGCGAGGCCTGCTCGCGTGACATCGCGCCGGATACGACTTGGCTGTTCTGCTTTGTGAACGGGCCGACCAAGTACGCGAGGACGATGATGGCCGCCAGCACCGTCTTGGAGTTGCGGCGGGCCACGCTCAGCAAGTAGGTCCGCGTGCCGTGCGGATTGTCGAACACTTTTTTGAGTTCACCCTTTTGCCAAGCGTCCAACTCTATGGGTTCGCCGACCTTCGGGCCGTCTGGCCAATGCAGGTAGGTCTCCGCGAAAGCAATTATTCGGTCACCGTCAGTCATCTTCTTCCATGAAAAAGCCCGCATTGATGCGGGCTTGTATTAGGTGGCCGCCGGCGCCGCAGGAGGTATCCTGGCGCCAGCGGCCGGGGTGTGGCGGCCCCAGAGCGGGAGACCCATTTGCCGCCACCGTGACCCGCGCGGGGTCACAAACTACTTAACGCGCCGCACGGCCAGCAGTGGGTTGCCGTCAGCCGGCAGTGCCTGCTCCTGCTGTTTTTCCTGCCGCTTGAACTCACGCACCTTGCGCGAGTGTTCGCCCGTATTCTCGGGGCGGCCCTGCGTGGCGGAGGTGCTGATATGCAACATGCGCGTCATGCTCACAACACGCTTCTCCAGCTGATCCAGTGCCGTCGCGGCCGGGTTTACGACCGTCTTGCGGGTGCCGTTCGCCATTTCGGTCTCGATGGCGTAGCCTTCGCGACGAACCTGGCGGTACAGATCGGCCAGGTCGGCCTTCGCGCATGCCAGGGTGTGGGCCAATTCTATGTCGGTGTCCGTCCACAGGTCGGCGGAGCGCGTATTCATTATAGCGTCCCAGTACGGGCGCTGCTTCTTTAACAATCTCGGCATATACTTGGGCGGCTCGGGTGTCGGCGTATGGGCCGCCTTCATCAAGCCTTCGGCCCCCTTGACCGTGGTCTTGCGTTCGCGGTCGGGGTTGCGGGGTGTATTGCGGTTGCGCTTTGTCATATTAAACGCGGCCCATGAAACCGGGCCTGTGTGCTTCGTCAAATAAAAAATCTAAGGGGTCGGGCGAGACCCTGATTGTAGCAAGTTTTTTACTTTTTTCTCCCCTTATACCTTTGTTTATAATGCCTTGCGCCTTTGTTATACCTCAAATTATCAGGTGTAAACAAGCCATTTAATGAGAATAGATTTCATTTTTGCCATCAATCCACCTGTTTTTTTTATCACGGGCGGGAGAGGCCAAATCTTCACTCACTTTCCAACTCGATCGGGTAGCCGTCGATGTCATAGCCGACCACTGTGTCGCCGGCTTCGATGCGGGCCTTGGCTCCATCATGGCAAGGCTTGCACAAAGACTGCAGCTCGCCGGAGATGAAACTGTCCCAGTCACCGCGATGCGGCTCAACGTGGTCAGCCACCGTGGCCGCCGTCACATCGCCACGCATCCAGCAGAACCGGCACAGTGGCTCGGCCTGCAGTTGCTGGCGGCGGCGGCGCTTCCAGGCGGCCAGGCCGTACCAAGGTTGGGTCCTTTTGCGATACGATGGGCGCATCTAGGCAGCCTGGCTCATATTGTCTGCAAGTTTACCTGCGCTGTCAAGCGAATCTTTTAATTTCCTGTACGCTTGGCTGAGCGACTTCGATACAGCTCCTTTCGTTACATTAAGATCGGCTGCAATATCCGTCAAGCGTTCCCGATATATGTACAGTCGATAAAGATAATAGCGTTGTCGTTTAGGCAGTTCCCGGATTAGATTGTCCATATCCAGCGCGTCGGACTGCATGCGGTCAATCCCCATGACTTCTGCCAGTACGGGGTCGGCATGGGTGTCGTTTCGGCGCTGGATAATGTCGGCTGTCTCGTCGGCTCGCTGGATGCCCCAGCCCAGGGTGGCTGTGGTGCGCCACCACGCCCATTCGTCGAGGCGGCGCTTGATGTGTTTCATGTGTTTCATGGTAAGCCTCGGTAGAGCCGCCGGGTGTCGGGGCGTGAGCTCAACGCTCCATCCGTATAGAACTTGATGGACCGCCGGATATTGACTACGGCGTCGCTCGACAGCCCGGTGGCTTCCGCGACCTCCCGCGGCGCAGC